GACGGTGGTGATGGCCGCCAGCGAGCCGTCAAAAGCCAATTTAGCAGTCGTCCACTCATCCACCGGCAACGGCTGGTTGCTTGCATACGCCGCCGCTATCTCCGCGTTGCTCCTGGCTATGGAGGAGATGCGGAGGTCGTCGATGAGGCCGTTGGCGTGTGTGCCGCCGTAAGAAGCGCTACCGATATACATATTTGTCGGTAATGCGCCCATAGGTTCAATGTAGGGCGTGTCAGATCCAACTTGTACCCCGTTTTTAAAGAGTCGCATCACGGAGCCGTTGCCTGAAACGGAAACGAAATAAGTTTGACCAACCTCCATTTTTACATTGTCCGAAATCGAATAGTACGTTCCACCTGACCTGATATAGAGCGCTAAGTAACCGTTTGGATTTGAATGAATCCTATAAACATTATTGTCATCGATGTATATCTCAAATATCCTTGACCAAGCCCCATTATCCTGCCTGCTCGTCGGCGTAAAATTAAGCTCCACCGTCCAGTTGCCCTTTGTAAACACACCAGCAGTAGGAACAGTGAGGACTTCGGCGGAGCGAGAGGTGCCGGGGAGTTGCCAAGAAGTGGCGTAGGCTTTTTGCTCAAGCTGGAGGCAATCCATATACCAAGTCCTAACTGCCGTATCGTTATCCTTTCTGGCCATAAAAAAGACGCTTGTTACGTCAGATGGAACAGTAAAGGTAACTGCTGCTCTCACCCAACCGCTTGCGGGAAGAGTGATAGCAACACCAGCTATCCACGTCCAGTCGGTTCGGTAAACAGTTAGAGTAATTCTCTCCCCACCAACCCCGCCGCTGGCCCAGTACGAAAAAGTATAAGTTTCGCCAGGTGTAACGGGAAACCCGGTGCCGATAGCGCCGTTCCAAATGTCTATGCCGTCAAAAGCATTCGTACCTGTAACAACCTTGATGCTTGCGGAGCCGTGCAGAGCCCTCTCCGTACTTCTCGCAACCGTACCGCTTCCGGCAGCAACGTAACCGCCAGGAAGAGTTCCTTCAACGCTAGCCTGATCGGCCATCAGGAGATTCGTCGTCCCCTCCTCCACCAGCACCGCCTGGGCAAATTTGCCAGGCTCGAAGCGGGGGACGTTGGCGGCGACCTGGGTACCCGTGGAGGTGTAGGCGACGGAGGAGCGGGTGAAGGTAGCACTAGGTTGAGAAACATTGATATTATCATGCACCAGTTTCCAAGAACTGTCTATGTTTTTGCGGTATAAACGGTTATACCCTACCCCTATTTGCCCCGGATCGGGGGTCGGGTTCGATATAACGATTACATTGCGCCCATTATCCGGGTCTGGTGTGGCTGAAATTATTACAGGGATTTTGGGGATTGAATCAACCAAAAGGCCAAAGGTGCGAATATCCGAAGTTACTTCGTTGCCCGCATTGTCCCATATGGTACATTGAACTTTATACCAATATTGCAGGATTTTAAGTTTATCACTTGGTTGTTCAACGCTTGTAGCGGTGCTTTCTACCCTGCCTGAATCCCAAAGTATTTCACCTGTAGCCAGTGCTTCTAACTGATCCCATGTATAGGATTCTTGCTGTTCTGCGGTCAAGGAATCGAAATAATCCCACGTTGTTCCCGTAAAAAGTCTGTACCGATAAGCAACCTGATAATATCCGTTGGGGCTGTTGTAAACATGCTGGTAAACCGGAACTGTATTTAACGTTACCATGTCGGGATATGGATAAGTAATTGTTAGTGTTGCGGGATTACCAGCCCTAAATACCGCCCAATCAGAAAAAGCAGACTCCTGCCCAGCATTGTTTCTAATTTTTACCCGCCATCTGTATTCGTAAGTGTTGGTAAATGTATTGGCAGGGAAAACGTGCCTGGAAAGGGAACTCGTTTGCCAACCTGTGTTGTATACGGTAGCTCCCGATATGTTTCGCGCATATTCGATATAATATCCGGCCTGAGTACCATCAGATTGCCAAGTAAAGGTATTATCTTGGGTGACTACGATTACCTGCCCACCCCAAGGGGATAAGTTTGTCGGCATTAAAGGTGTTGCCAACAAGTGTCACCACCTTTTGTATAAAACACTTGAATATCTACTTTAGTTTTTGTCAAAATAATACTAACAAAGGAGGTGTACAAGCCATGAAGAAAACCTTGTTAGGCATAGTTGTTGGTTTTGTGTTAGGTATGTTCATAGCTTCGACTACTCCGTTCGGATATGCAGCAAATAGACCCATCACATTAATAATTGACGGAGAAATTGTCTCCAGCGACGTTCCTCCACAAATAATTAACGGTAGGTTAATGGTTCCTGTAAGAGTAATTGCAGAATCGTTCGGTGCTACAGTTGAATGGGACGCAAGTACGCAAACAGTGAGAATTACAAGGAACAGCCAAGCACCTTCTGTCCCATCCATTAATCCCAGCAACGAAAGCGAAAAACAAGAGTTCCTTAAAATCAGCAAGGAAACTGATGATTTGATTGCTAAATACGAAGGTAAACTAAGCGAACAAAGCACGTTAAGCCAATCAGAAGGCGATAAAATCTACAACGAAATAGTAAACATGATGAACAAGTTGACCGCATGGGGAGAGTTATATCCTTACACAAACATAAAGTCATTATACGGCAATTGCTTAACCGAAATGGGGATTGCGATTATTAATAAATCGGCTCTAAGCACAGAATTTGCAAACACCACGTTTGAACAGAAGTACAAGAATGCATATTCTAAGTTTCAAAATTACAAACGCGCAATAGAAGCCGAAAAAACCAGACTGCGCAAACTAAGATATATTGACTAAAAATTAAGAAGCGGGAGAGTTATTCTCCCGCTTCTTTAACTAACTGCCAGTTGCCGGATATTCCTCAAAAAACCACTTACATCGTACACATTAGGTAATACAATATTCCCAAATTTCATGGTGTTTGTGGTTGTGTTATTAACCACATTTGGCTGTCCTGTTGAAATACGTACCTTTGGCACTTGAGTATATACCCTCAATTTTTCAACTCCAGCAAACCCACCCAAATTCCTTACGTCCTGTGCCGTTAGTACATACTCACCAGCATGAAGTTGAGCAACCTCGTCTCGATATATAGGACCTCCTATCGCACGACTTGTTGTTGCACCCAGTGTTGCTGTTGCCATCTGAGCCTCTTCCATTGCCCTCACAACAGATAAAAGTTCGCTTCTCATCTGAGAACTATATGTTCTTACTACTTCGAGCATAATATCTAATTTACCGCTAAACGTAGCGTTAAGGTTATCCATTATTGCCCGCAAATCAGCATTCAGTTGTTGTCCGCCCTGTTGTAGTATCTGCGACATTACTTGATTCGAATCTCTCAAGGCTTTTTCACGTTCCTCGCAAGCCTTAACAAACTCATCCTGTTTCTTTCTTTCTGCTTCAATCTGAGCCTCAAGCTCCCTCCGATATTGCTCCCTTTGCAGTTCCAGCTTCAAATCGTTAAATGCTTGCTGTGCTTCAAGCACCCGTTGGTTAGCTTCTTCGACTCTTTTACGTGCGTTTTCGACTTCTTTTTGGGCTTGGCGAACGGCTTCGGGGTCAGCGATGTAAGTCCAAACACCATTCTGGAAAATCCGAACGTTTCTCTCGTTCTGGACGTTAGCAAGTTTTGTCTGTGCCTTTTCTAGTTCTTGTTGGGCCTCTTGTTGAGACCGCCTCGCCTCCTCTATATCTTTCTGTGCTTGCAGAATCCGGTTCTGCCGTTCTAGTTCTTCATTTTCTTCATTAAGCAAGTCTATTTGTCTCTGTATGGCTTCAATACGGGCATCACTGGCTGCCTTAAATGCTTCTTTTTGAGATTTAATAACCTTAATTTGCTCGTCGATGGCTTGTTCGATAATACGTTTACCAATATCCACAATTTTCTGTTGAAGTTCTAGTCTATCCTCATAAAGTAAATTAGTCTGTTTTATGCGGCTGTATAACTCAAACTGTTGCTGTAAACTTATTTCGCCGGCATCAACTAACTTATCTACAATTCTGGACATTTCCCTATATTGTTCGGAAGGCATGGCTCTTTGAGTCCGTTCAATACTGAACCATTCCTGTTGTAACTGTGCCATTTTTTCTTTTACGTTTTCGATTTCATCCCCGAGTCTATTATAAGCTTCTTGCCCTTCAGATGTCCTAGTATTAAGAGTTTTTTGTCTGGACTCAAGAGTAGCCAAAGCATTCCGATATAACTCTATTTCCTTCTTAATGCCTATCTGCTTGCGTTCCAGAATCTCATACTCCTGCGATTGTTTTTGTAAACCAAGAACATAATCATTAAGGCTCTTAGCTGAAGTTAAATACATGTCTCTTTCTGCCGCAAGCATATCGAGACTACGTTGCAAAGAAGCATTAAGTCTTTCTCTAGCGTTTACCGCGGCCAATGTTTTGTCTATAAAATCTTCGAGCCAATCAGTAGAAGATATGCTACTACCGCCTTTGCCTGCTGCTGGTGCTGAACCTATATACCCCCCTCCACCCGATGGAGAAACTGGTATTCCGATATCTTGTATTTGGGATTTTAGCTCTCTTACTCGTTTTTGAGACGTCTTAAGACTCGCTTCCGCTTTCCGAAGAATTTCATTTTGCTTCTCCACTTCCTTCTGGGCTTCGGCTAGTGCTTTGCGATCCCAAAATTCTCCGCCAGGTAAAATATTGTATTTGCCCTTTAAAAAGAAAGGCGTATACTGATACCATTTACCACCAGGAAGTACGGTCTTGTAAGCCTCTATTTCTTTATTTAGAATTTCCAACTTGGCAATCGCCGCTTTTTTGACTGCTTCCAATTCCCGTTGCTGGTTCTGTTCTGTCGCTATAGCTTTCTGTAACTCTTTCTTTTGTAATTCATCAATCTTGGCTATTATCATGTCAATTGTTGCAGTGCGTTTCAACCCAGCTTCCTGTGCTATATCCGCAATTAAACTTTCTGTCTCCGCAAGTTGTTGCTGTATCGTCTTCGCCTTTTCACTGTTTTTGTTTTGTTCTGCAAGGGCTTTTTGTAGCTTATCTCTTCGTTCTATTAAATCCTGTAAGATTCGCCGCTCATTTTCCCACTCTTGAGCATTCTGACGATGCTTTAGTATTTCGTCATCGTATTGTTTAATTATCCTTTCGCTTACATCTGTACTTTCTTTTACTGCATCGTTAGCCCTCCGAGAAGCATCTATCAGATTCTGCATCTCCTGACGGTTGATCTTTATAGATTGCGTCTGTAAATCAAAACCGTCTACTAGTTCTGGCAACGATTTTGCTATTTCGCCATTTAAGTCCTTTAATTCTCCCAAAGTCTTGGTATATTCGGGAGTTCCTTCTTTTAGTCCGCGTAGTTTATTAGTCAACCTATCATATTCTCCCGCAAGCCTCTCGGCTATTTGGCCGTGTTCTTGTAATGCATCATTCGCTTTGTTTACCTCGCGGACAATAGTTCCTATGGCGGTTCCTGCTACTGTAAGCCCAAGTCCCCAAGGACCTCCGAAAAATCCCATTAAACGTCCGCCAATTCCTTTTACAGTGGAAGATAGTAATGTTGTAGCAGTGGCTATTGAACCAATACCTTTGGCTGTTTCAGTTATTTCACCAACACCTTTCGCTAATCCGCCAATACCGCTTGCTCCTAAAAACATTCCCAAAATTTTAACGGCAGCCGTTACTTCAACCACAGTTATAATAAACGTTTTTAAAGTATCGTTAAGACTGTTAAACCATTCAATTGCACTTGTAGCACCTTCAACAAGGGCTTTGAGTTCGTTCAACAAGCCAGTATCTCCTAAAGCCACAGCCAGTTGCTCTGCTGCCGCCTTAAGTTGCTGATACTGTTTGTCCAAGGTCTGCATAGTGCGCTCGTTTTCTCTCATCGAATACCCAAGCGCATTTTCTTGAGCAATCAGAACTTCATCGATTTTACTCCAATTTTGAAGCAAAGAAATTAGGTAATTCCGTCGGTAAATACCTGCGGCAGCTTGAGACAAGTCTCTTTGCTGAATATCCGTCAACTGCTTCTGCATGCCTACAACTTCAGCTAGTTCTTCGGAATACAACCCCGCCTCTTCTGCCGCCGCTACAAACATATCTCTTGTAGCTTCGGACATTTTAGGCCAACGTTTAGCTAAGTCATCAAAAATTTCAATTACGTTTCTAAACTGAGTTCTCGTCTTATCCGTGAATATCGCTATGCCTTCTTTTTCAAACGCCTCAATAGACTTCGGCCTTTGAATGAAGGATAAAATCGAGTTGAGTGCATTACCGACTTCCTTCCCTGTTCTTCCCGAAGCCTCACGCATTGTGGTAAGAATAGCTATCGTCTGTTCCAAACTCAACCCCATAACCTTGGCCGCACCGGAAGAACGGAGCAAGCCATCTACAAGGTCTTGGGAAGTTATCGCGAAATCATCTGCTACCTTGTTTATTTTATCAATGGTCGGCAAAAGCTGGTCGGCAGTAAGCCCCCATTGTGCCATAATTCCTATAAGTGATTGAGTAGCCTGTTCTGCGTTTAACTCCGCCGTGTTAAGCGCAAGAAGTGATGCTTTAGTCAATTCTAAGGTTTCGTTCATGCCATATCCGGCCTGCGCCCACCTTATGGCTATATCGCTTACCTGTTGCCAGTTGGTTCCGTATTCTACAGCAAGTTTCTGTAACTCGTCCCGCATCCCTTTAAAGTTGAAAGTAGCATCTTCGGTGACGCGGGCTATGGTAGTCATCTGTTTTTCAACTTCGTTTATAGTCGAAATAGTTTCATTCAATGCGGCAGAGCCACCAATTAATAATGCACCAGAAGCCAACCAGGCCAATCGGCGTTCCATTAGCCCCGCAAATCCCTTTGGTTTTTCCTCAAAGGCAGCGCGTCTTGCCTGCATATATAAAAGACGTTCCTGTTCAACCTGTTGCTTAACTGTAGCAAGTTCTTTTTGTGCCTCTTGCAAGGCTATTTTTTGTCTTATAGCACTTTCCTGGGCTCTTGTTCTCGATATTTCAGCCTCATTTTTTGCGATTATACTAGCTTTCTTAGCTTCGCTTTCTTGAAGAATGGCCTGTTCTTTGGCTTGAGCTTGCTGTAATATTGCCTGAGCCCTGGCTTGTTGCGCCGTTAAAGGGCCAGTAGTATCCCCAAATGTGGTCTTTTGAAACTGTTCCTGAATCCGTCTCGCGGATTCGGCGGCCATTCTTTCTAAAGTCTGAAGTTGTTTTGCTGCATCCGATATACCAAATACCAGATTGGCTATAATCTTGTTGGTGAAATCTTCCACACACAACACCTGCCTTTTTCACTTTTAACAAAATGAAAAGGGCAGGTGTTACCCCGCCCCAAACAGCGACATCAATTCGCGAACGTCTTTTTCTGAATTAACCTCTACCTCTTCTTCTGGTTTATCTCCCGCACCGTTCATCTTGGCGATAGCCTTAGCTAGCCATCCTGCCTGTTTTAATGTCATCTCGCCAACTTCTTCAAAGGTGCGCCCATATACAACGAGTAAAGACACAAGTTCTGCTAAGTCTTTTTTCCAAGCGGTATAATTTATATCATCTCGCCGTTTTTCCATCCTAAAGCCGCTTTGTTCGCAGAAAGAAGGACAATATTTCTTCGACTTCCGCCAAATCAAGTTTTTTAATCTGTTCTAAAGGCATAGTACCACGAAAAGCCTTTTTAATAAGTTCATATAGGGCTTTTTTTCTGGCTTCGTAGGTCTTATTGTCCTCGTCTTTGAACTTAATGAAATTCAAAGCTATGTCGGTTGTTATCACTTTGCCCAACAATTCCCCAACTTCTTCCATGTCCTTAAGCATGGCCGGTTTAGCTTCGTATTCAACGCCATCAACCGTATATTTCTTGCCTTTTGCAAATACCTCGCTAAGTTCACTCACAGTTTCGCCCTCCTTTGATTTTTACCCCTCCTGTATCAACTAACCAACAAAAAAAGAATAGGCCCAACCTGCGGAGGGGAACAGGTCGGGCCTATCTAACAATTCAACTAAACTCTAGCAATGGCAAAGTCTATCATCTTCTTATCGGGACGGCCTGGGTCAAGAATCTCAAACTCAAGAGCATGAGTCGCAGCAGTACCACGCACACGATTAATTTCCATTGTGCCGTTGGCTTTCGCGCGGTAAATGGTGGTCGTTAACTTCATATTGTTTCCAGAGGCATCCTTAAAGGTCGAGACATGCACTATCTGGACAACAGGAATTTGCCCGGTGGTTAGAACCGAAGCCAACGTACCGTCTGTCACGGTATATTTGTAGTCTATCAAAATGTTTTTGCCCGCATCGGCAGACGCAAAAGTAAGCGTTCCATTCGCATAACTGAACTGCCCAGTATTCGGAGTAGTAGTAACTTTGGTGAACTCTTGCCCGGTATCCGCATAACGGACTTTAACGCTTGTTTCAATGGCCGTAGTCTTATTTGTCAAAACAACTGTATACGGAGTACCCGATGGGATTGTCTTTGCTTCTCCCATCACTTGGACTTCAGTTGTACCGTTAGGGGTTACGGTAGCCCCCATTGCGGCCTTCAAAAAGTCCGGGTCGAATTCGTTGTTGGTGAAAGAAACGGTAGCAGTGCGCTCTTTGTCGATTGTATCAAAGGGATAAAGTCCATCACCGCCGTATATCTTTTCAGTGGGGAAATTCAATGACAATTTCATGTCACCGAGGCGCAACAGACGGGCAACGGTGGAGCCATCGCTGGCACTGGTAATAATAGCCTCGCCAACGCCCTTAATAACAAAAGTCTTGGAAGGTGCAGTCATTGGGTTTATCACTCCTTTTCCTTATTTTTGTAGAAAAACAAAAACACCGCCGAACAGCGGTGTCGCACTAAAATTATTAAGTTTTAAAGAGTATTACTGTATCTGTTCACCTACTTTGAACCGCAAGACGTGTTTTTTTATCCCCGAAACCCCTGAAGTGTCGGTAAAAGAAGTCTGAAACTCAACAGGCAACGTTGCCCCTGATAATTGGATGTAGTGTAACAATTCTCTAGCCCTTTCGCCTATCCTCAAAACCCCGGCTTTGGTCGTTGCCGATTTCACACCAGTTGAGGAGTTGGAATAAATGGCAACTTCAAACATTGCGTCATATACTAAATCATTAACTTTGGATCTTACTCCGGGCACGGGATAAATACAGGCCAAAGGAATGTTGTCTACACTAAGCCCATTTGGTTCCATTTCCTGTTGAATCTTGGCTATTTTCTGTGAAACAGGAGAAGAAGGAACAAGCCCGAAAAAATCGAGGAATGCGGCATCGGAAGTTAACACCCCCCAAACCGCATTCACGATGGATAAATCAGACAAGGGCATCACCTGCCATCAGTAATGTACTTGTAAAAAGGAAAAGTCTGTACAACATTTAACAACCTTTCCACCACATAAGGACGACTTAACTGCACTATTTCTCTAAGCCAGTGTTGGGGTTCTCGCGGTGGAAGCCAGCGCTCCAAGTTAAGCCCTTCCATCCTACCGCTGGAATACTTAATTTCATTGTCGAGATTAATATAACTTCCTTTGGGACGGCCACTGATTGGGTGCCCATACGAGAACCTGGATGGGTTATAATATTTTGATTGAGTATAAGTTTCCCATGCGGGGTTTGACTCATCTGCTAACGAACCAGAACCCCATTCAGTGGTCAAAGCCCCAATACCACCGGCCCACACAGTCCCAATTACCTGATTACCAATTATTTTAATCTCTTTGCCAATCATATCCCGCCTTACTTCAGGAGGAGCCTTCGCCTGCACTTGTGCCCAAAGCCAATCGGTGAGAACTTCAATCTCAGAAAGATAGACTTTGTTCAAGTCATCTACCATTGCCTTAACATCAAATTTAAACATGGCTAACCACCAGCCCACACGGAAAGTTGCAGACACATGCAACCGGGAATTTTGAAACGGTCGATGTCGTCTATACGGTAAACATTCCCCGCAATTGTCGCTTTATCCAGCAAAGCAACGGCAGAGTTGTTTTGTGCTGTGACTTCAAGCACTGTTGACGGGTTATAACCAGGGTCTTTCAGTTTCATGCCTGCGGTTACAACTTGCGTATGACAAGGTATATTGGAGATAATAGTCACTGTTGAAGTTCCAAGCAGGTTGCCTTGTGAATCGTAAACAGGGGATTCTCGTGTCACGGTAATTGCCGAGTTGCATAACAACCCGTGCCCGACAATGCAAATCTCCTGCCCGTATACCACTTGTTTCTTTGAAACCACACAAAGAAACATTTCTAGTCCCGCTTGCACCAAATCCCCGGTCGTCAACCCGCTTTCCAAGAGGGCCACTATCATTCTCTTGTTGTGAACAGAATAATCGGAAAAACTTCTTCCTATCCTGCCAATTATAGCCTTGCCTGTGTACGTGGTGCCTTGTCTCGGAATGCTTATGTTAACACCATGATTCAAGATGTGGCTATATTTCTGTTGGTACATTAGACACCACTCCTAAAGGTGAATAGGACATGGCAGGTTCACCTGTAGCCAGAAACAAATTAGCCCCTGCTTTTTTGCTTAGTTCAATTTCTTTCTTCTCCCAGTCAATTTCCTGTAGGCGGTAGGAATAGCCCGTCTCGTCCGATTCCTGAAGTTTTATTCGTTGGGACATACTTGGGCACATCATAGCAGCAAGTTGAAAAATAGCAGCGGATTGTATCAACTCCCAAGAAGTACCTCCGCTCAACTTATAGGCCGTCCATCCTGGGCACTTGCTTTTTATTATTGTTTCAGCCTCTAAAGCTAAATCCTGAATGTCGGCATCTGGCAAGGTTATGGTGTCTGTTGATTTCAACCCCAACCGCATTCTAACTCTACTCTCATAGCCAACAGGCAAAATATCATTTGCCAACCTATCACCCCCTTAAATGGGGTAGGGGAGGGATGTCCCTCCCCTTTTATAACTAAGCATTGGTTTGCAAGGTCTTAACGGCTTGCGGGAAGAACACGGCAAAGCCCACTACCTGAGACAGAGCTATGCGTTCAAACTGGGTATTGATAAGCCTGTCAGTTTCGACAATATCTGCCCCTACTTCATTGATTTGTTCGAGTGCATAGCGCGGGTCGATGGTCAAGACTTTGTTGGCAATATCACTGTTGTTGGGCAGGTAAACCAACCGCATCGGCCCGAACAAGGGCTGTGCAAATTCGGTGCGTCCAGCCGTCAACCCGCCTCCCTGTTGAAGCAATGCCAACAAAGAAAGCGGATCTACTGTAGGGAATTGGATGGACAGCACCTTGATTATTTGAGTCTCATCAACAATGGATGTAGTCCCTTGATACGGATAACCTTTGAGTCGGTATTTTGTCCAAGAAGCATAGTCAATAGTGCCAGCAGTACCGCCCAAATCTGCCGCTAAACGATAGTTGGTAGCAGCAGTATTCGGGTTGCCATCGCCGTTTACCAACACACTAACAGCTGTATTAGCCAAGTCAATCCCCGTTTGTAGTAGGATGCCTTGAATCAGCAACTGTAGCATATCAATTCTCATCCGGCGAATAGACTCATAAGAAGCCTTAATAAGAATACCCTTCTTGTAAAGTTTTACAGTGTTTTCATGGTTAGCGATGGTAGCTTCGGGCAACTCGGTGCCTTCGGCAACACGCTTCTTCTGAGTTCCAGAAGTTTGCAAATCGACATAGAAAGTACGATAAGCATTGCCTTCAATCGGGGTACGAATCGCCACCAGTTCATTCAAAATATCAGAAGCCAGAAGAGCCTGCCGTGCAGTACGGTTAATAAATTCAGGGAAAAGTACGCTGCTCGTACCCGTGCCAATAAAGAATTTCTCTACCTTGTCGGCATAAATCCCTTTGTTGGGGTCACTCTTTACCTTGATGCCAGCTCTAAACAACTGGCGTTCAAAAGCATCCATCTTGCCGAGAAACGGGTCGTGTGAATAGTTTTCGGACGGGTCTTCCTTTTCAAGAAACTGCGAAAAAGTTAACCCCTGTTCATATGCGGCCCTATACAGATTAAGGCCAGCAGAAAGGTCAATCCCTAGATATCCGTTAGCTTTGGTTTCAACCATCTTGTTCCTCCACTCCTTTACGTGTTTTTAGACAGTTAATGTTTGTTGACAAAAAACTAAGGTGTACCAATCAGTACAATGGCTTTGTGATTGACGGGATCGACAGCAATGGCCCTTACGCCAGTACAGGTAGAAGCCTTTGCACCCTTGCCGGTTCCATCGCACTGCACCCAGTTTCCGACCTGCACCTCATTGGTCGCAACGGCATCATGCACAATATCAATCTCAACATAACCGGCATCTTGTACAGCACCAAATCCATCCGCCTCGTATACCCTGAGAACGCCTATAGGAGCATCGTCAGAAACACCCAACCCCCATTCTCCGTTGGCAGTTACAGCACCCAACTTGCCCACATCTAAAGCGGTAACTCCAGCCTTAAGATAATAGGTCGATAGATGTTCACCAATACCGAGAAATTGTGCTTTTACATCAGCATAGGTAGCCAATATTAACACCTTCCTTTCAGGATGTTTGGATTAAATTATCTCCCCACGTAATAGAGTTTGGGGTCTTTAGGACATTCAGTTTTTACCTTGGAATCAAAAGGCAAATCAAAATTCGCGTCTTGTGTGCGTCTAATCACCCCCAACTGAGACAGAGCTTTTTGCTCCCATTTTTCACCCATAGCCTTGATTTCATCAATCTCAAGGGCCTCAAACATCTTGCGGTATTTATCTTCTTCGAAGTCATTGCCAAAGGCTCTTACTCCAGATTTGAGGGCAGATTCGATAACATCTTCCCGATACTTCCTGCCAAGTTCGGCAAGCAGTGATAGTTCATCTATCTTGGTTTTTAATTCGATGTTCTCTTTCATCACAGAATCAAGGCTGGCAGATAATTCTGCCAATTGCTGTTCTAATGCCATCCTTTCCTCGTCTGTCACCTGTCCCTTATCCCCTTTCATGGATTTTGCTTTGAGAGTTTCAGGCAAAGTTCCATCGAGTGCATCCCGCAACAAATGAACGTGTCCTGCGTCCAAAAGTGCCTTCACGTTCTCTTTGTGCTTCTGCACCAACTTTGCCCTTGTCCACCCTTCCGGCAGTTCCTTTTCTGCGTACATCATGTGATACAACCGATCCAGCTCGACTGGATCTCGTGCAAACTCTCCTTCGACGTAGAACGTCGCGGAAGTGGACGATAGACAACAAAAAACTGGTGAATTTTTGTCCACCAGTTTCAGGTCTGCTATATTGCTAAAACTTTGCTTCTTAGATGTGTTAAATCTTTCTAGTGGCTTACCCGTTAGCACCCCCGCATCGGGATAAGCCCCAGCGCAAACAATCGAATTTTCAATCATCATGCTGCTGTCAACCATTGGCGGAGGGGCAGGTTTAGCTGTAACATAGCACTGTCTCTGTTTACCATCTACCTCATAAATTTGGCCGGGCCAGTGCGAGCATTTTTCAAAATCCCGAATGTCATTTCCGCAAATCGAGCATTCACTGAATCCCCAAGTTACTGAAACCGAAGAATCATGGAGAACACCAGTAACAATCTGTTGGTGAATATCATCCGTGGTAAAATCACCGATGTAAGTTTTTGCCCCTTTGGGCATATACATAGTGCCTATTAACTGCCGCTCGCCTTTGCTGTCTGTGATTATCTGCCCGTCAAAGAACCGGCCAAATGGTATCGTTACATTGCCAACCGGCAAACTCCCAAAGCTATGGTCAGCAATTTGAACAACATCTCCGTTTTTGATGTTGTTTAGGTAAATCTGCAACAGTGAATCGTCAAACCGCAAGGCCCTTGATGGGATGGGAGTCGTCCCTAACAACGTAAACGAATGAATGTAAACATCATCTCGTGTCAGTGGCGTTTTTGTAAATCGATTAATCAAAGCCGTTTGCTCATCCGTTATCTGTTCGGAAGAAATATAAGCCATCGATAACGATTCATCATCTTTGTTGGATTTTCTAAACCTGTCCATCTGCTTTTGAGCAACCGCTCTAACCTTTGGTTTGTCCTCTTCAGGAATGTTTGACCCATCAATACGAGCCAATGCATTCTGCACGGCATTATGCACTACATGGGGCCTACCGTTCTCAATCCTCACATATGGGAATTTAAACTGCCCAAAATCCTTGAGTTCTCCTTCTTCATGCCAAAAGTAGGCTTTCCGATATTTTTGCCAGTCTATTTTCTCTTTGTCACCCGATCTATCAGTTGAAGCCCACTTACGAATGCCCTGTTCAGCTTCATCGGCGTCCCATTCCCACCTTTCAGATAAAGGAAAATCATGATACGGTTCGGCAGGCATCTTTTTCACCTCCAGGTTGGTTTATTAATTTGGTACAGTCGCTTATCACCATTTTCACCGGGTCACCGCCATAAGTGTTTAATAAAATAGCTTTTTTGATTTGTTCAACCGTCAAATCACGTTTCGCTTGTTTGACTAATTCTTCTATGTCATAACTCACAAAAATCACCTCTTCTTGCTTTTTGGAACTACGGCAGGTTGTGGCATTGCATTCTTCTTCTTCTTTTTACCCTTGCCCTTCTTTTTGGAACCCAACCTAAACACTCCTTTTCTTATTATGTCGCTGGCGGAGAACCATGCCTTGGAATGTCTATCCCGCCTTTTTGTTCCTCGCGCCTTTTACGTTCTTCTATCAACTGTTGCCAATCGGAAGGCAAACCGATAAGCCCAAGGTTGGCACGATGCAGTTGTGTTTCTTCAAGATCGGATATTGCTCCGCGCAACCTAGCCGCGATAATCACGTCCTGCAAAGTCTGTTTTTCAGCCACAATTTGTAGGTCAGAACGCAAATCAACAGGCATAAAGGAAACGTCAACAAATCCACGCATACCCTCAAGGTTCAGAGCCATCGTAAAAACCCGTTCCAGAATGCGCTCAACGTTCCTTTGTAACGATTCAATGCCACGCGAATATAGCTTCAGTTCGGCGGCATACCTTTCTCCGCCAACCGATGTATCGGGCCTGCCAAGAATCGTACCTAGTGTTTTTAGAGAAGCAGCTAGGCTCCGTTCAATAACTTGTATAACGCTTTCCGTCCTTATCATCTGCCCGGTTCCACCTTTGCCCACCAAATCCATCTCTAAGGCATCGGTGGTAACCAGAATATCATCGGGATTGAGATTTTGCAGTTGCGATTCTATGTCGCTTTTAATCCGCATCACCCAGTCGGTAAATTTAGCCGGATCCATGCGAACAAAATCGGGCGCGTTGTTGCGTATGACCTCTTCAAGCAATTTCGCATGAATGCGCGGATAACCAACCTGATGCAAAGCAGCCTTCAAATCCGATAAAACCTGTAATTGAAAAGCCACAATTGCAGGCACAGAAGCCAAGGGGTTGCGCCCATAGGGGTCATCAATTGCTTCATCTACTGCCTCGATAAAAATCGTCGGATAATCAAGAGAAACATATCCATTTTGTCCTTGTAAACCCTGCCATTGGTAGGGTATGATGCGTTTAGTCTTGGGGTCTGTCTTGTAGTAAATAGTGCCTGTATCAAAAGCAACTATGCTGTGCATCCGCGCATTGGCATCTAGAACTAATTCGCATCCCATCGCGCCACGCAACATCGCATTAAGCAATAACTGTAGAGAAAGTTTATCTATCCCCTGTGAGCATTGAAAACTAGTACTGTCTGTGGGATGATTTAGTTTCCAAACCATTTCATCAAGGACTCTTTGTGCACGCTTACTTTCTGTTCCGTCTGGATTTTTAGCTTTGAACTGTATATCCGTATTTGCCACCCTGAGAAACTGCCAAAGACTAAGACTAACTTCAGGATGAACCACAGACAGCATATCCAATAAGTCATTTAAGGAGTAATACTTAAACGTTGTTGCATCTATGCTTCTAACGTGTTCCCACTTTCTTGGCAAAAAAGCAAATGGGCTATATGCCCATTGTTGCAATTGATTAGTTTTGGCTACACCTGCTGTCACGGGTGGTGTTGCAATATCTGGAGAACGAGCATTTCTTATGCTGCTAAAGATTTTTAGTAATTTCAATTTTAGTCACCACCCCTTTTACCAGTTCGTTTTCACGCCACTTATCATGGGCATCAAAGTGTGTTTGGATTGGCTTTGTCTTTGGGTAAATAATTGCACTGCCATATGCAACGCATCTGCCTGGTCGTCATGTTTCCACATGCCCAGAAAAATTAATTCCTGAATCAATGACTGTTGGTTTTTGCCAAACTTGACATATCCATTACGAATCATTGGTTCAAGCGATTTTATCCTCGTCTCTTTATCGCCAGTCGGCTTAGGTTCTGTTACAACGTTGATATAAACTCCAGCTTTTGCAGATTCTTTGCGTAAGTCATCCGCAAGCAGGTCTTGAAACTGAACAGCCTCAACGTAGACCTCTTGATAATTGAATCGTTTCTGTTTTTCGATTAAATCTTGAATAATCTGTGAGGGCCTGCGAATTTTGGCATCGCTCTCAACTACATATAAATAGCCATTTTGGTCTTGTGCAATGGTAACTATAGCTGAAGGGTCAGCTTTATCAGATTTCCCAAGTGATGGGTCTAAAGCCGCTTTAACCACACACTCCTTTAAATCGGGCAGATCTTTATCATCGTAATAATGAAAGTCCTTGTCTAAAATCCAAGCGTTTGTTTCGTCCAAAGGCTCATTCTGTATCTCACAGTTAAACGCCAATATTCCTGTATCGACAATTTGAAGTTGATAGTCATAATAACTTATACGCTCAGGCCATATCACCTGAGTCCCAGCCAGCATCTCTTGTTTGTGCTTTTTAAAAAAATCTTTTGCCTTCTCTTCTCGCCTTTCATCTTCTAAGTTTGTTATTATTTCTTGCCATTTTTCCCAAAGTTTTGAATTAGACCACTTAATGATACCTTTGTACTTCTTAGTTTTAAAACGTCCCTTTTTGAAGATATTGTTCAAAAGCGAGTCATAATGAAGGATTGTACCGATAATTGTTATGTCCGTTTTTTCGTCACCAAGATACGAAACAGCTCGGTCAAACCAATCCTTCTTTTTGCGTCTTTGCTCAGGACTTTTTACTTCTTCATCATCCTCTATGTCATCCAGAATGACCAGATCCGGGCGGTAGTTTTTGTACCTTATCCCGCGAACAGCCCCACCACTGCCACGGGCCATAATAACACAACCGTTTTTTAAGTGAACTTCATCCACCTTCCAAATAGTGCCTTTAACGTCTTTGAAATCTTCAAGCAAATATTCATTGGACTCTAGTTCGTTCTTTAAAGACTCAAATATCTTTATAGCCATCGCCGAACTCGCACTAAATACAACAATAAACTTCTTTTTTTTGTAAAGAGCACACCAAATCGGGAATATCAAAGACCATAAAGTTGACTTAGCGTGTCCCCGCGGTGCAGCAATGGCTATCTTTTTACCACCTCTACTTCTTGCCAAATCCTGCATCATGCGATACATCTCGCGGTGAAACTTCGGAACTGCATATTCGAGATAGTCAGGAAAATAAGCCCTTGCGAAAAACTCAATATCCTCCGCAGCTAAAAGTTTCCGTAGTCCCTTAGACCCAGTTAAAGGCAATTCTGATTCTGGTGTATCAAGTATTATGTCTACTTCTTCAGAAGAATAATGTTTCGGCAAGTATTCTTCCACCAAAGAAGCAAGATATTGTTCGTATTTCTTGCTAACCAATTTATCACCACCAGAATTTACAAAAAGCCCCACCTCGGCTGTCGGTCTCAAAACGCACCTGACAGTGCTCGTTCACCTAGCGTCATAGGCAGGGCTTGAGTCAGGCTTAAATCTTTCATGCGCCAGCCCCCACCACTGCTACAATCTTTCAAATGGCGCATTCATCCCGCCCAAAGGCACACCCAATAAACTCAATATCTAACTTCAAAAAAAATCCTTAACCTCTCGAACCAAATCAACGGATTGGCCCCTAACAACCCGCAGAATCAATTTTTTTATCGCAACAATAGTTTTATATATCCCCACGTTTAAAATTCAACTACAAAGCAAATAAAAGGCTATCACACAAAAAGAAAATAAAGAGAACAGAAGCAACAAAAGCAAAGAAACTTTTATCCATTCTCGAAAAGTGACGTCCTCCCCTCAATAAATTGAGGGGGATTACTGCCCCCTCGTGCTCCCCCGGTTTTCTAAAAAGAAAAGTTAAAGTAATACAAGATCTCTTTCTTTATTTTTATTAATTTTTTAAATAACCTAGCTTTCTAAGATAACTTATCTTTATATGAGTTAATGTATCTTTCTATCGTAAAAACTTAACTACTGTAACTTTAAAGAAGAAGAGTAACTCTATAAGATAATTTTACTTATATCAAGAAAAGTAACGATCTATCTAAAGTTAAATTAAAGTTAGATCTAATAGATCTAATAGATCTAA